TTACCGCTGACCGTCTTAAGTTTATTAAGATTCAATGCCTGCTTAATCCAATAACTAATCATTATGTCGTCACCTCTGTCTGGGTATCCAGCATTAATAATTTTATTATTTATTAGATTTAGTATGTTTTGTTTTACAAGTATAGCAGCTCCAACTAAAAAGTCAACATAATGATCCACACACCAATGATCTTTTAAGTCTTGGTATGAATTTGCTTTTGTAACACCGCTTTTTCCGTATATGCCCACAATTGGTTCATCTAACTTTAGCATTTTATCGATTAAATTTTTATGTGGTAAAATATCATCATCTAAAATTAGCTTAAACTTCTCTGGGTATTGAAAACATCGTACCCATCTTTCCATACACTTTAAATTATTTGCATTATTTATTATATCAATAGTTTTATAATTTTTTCCAGATTTAATATCTATGCCAGGTAGTTGAATGTGTTCCTTAGGGTTGTTATTTATTATGGTTATAGGATAAAAACCTTCAAATGCTTTAATAATTTTTAAAACATTATTTGGTCTTTTGTAGTTTAAAATAATTAATCTAACCGTGGGCATAAATTGAAATATTACTCATTTTTGAATGTGTATAAATAGCATAGCGTATAGCATCACAAGGGTGAGATGTCCAATCATGAACTGGCTTTGGTGTTTCAGTATTTGGATTCCACCTGTAAGAACTCATCGCGGAAAAACAATGGCTTGATCCTAAAGTATCAAAAAATAAATTATTTTGTTCTATTAAAACTTGCAAATAATTAATACCATCATTTACTGATTTTACAGCATTTTCACAATATATATCATAATCATAGGCAAAATCTGCCTTTAACTGTTGAGCGGCTGAATCAATATAAATTGTATCAATACTCCACTCTTCCATTTTTTCTTGTATTCGTGTAGCAAGTTCTGATGTGGTAGACTCCTTTGAGACATATTCATCAATAACATAATAACTTTTACCATCAAATCCAATCACTACAAAGACATTATCATCTCGATAACCCACATCCAATCCAGCTATAACTTCAGAAAATCGTTCGCCCACATATTCACCAACGTGCTTTCCTTCATCAAGAGATTCATATATCTGTGCTTCAGTGGTTGTCCACTCACATTCATACTCTTGTGCAAACAAGGCACGAGATACTGCACGTCTTGCTTCTTTAACATCATTCTCCGAAAGTAACGGATTCGATCTCCAAGTAAATAAAGCTGATCCCCAATCTGGGTACTCTTGATCAGAGCCTCGAAGATAATAATTATATAGGTAATTACCTTTACCACGAGGAGTTGAAATCCATAAACAGCGAGAGTCTTTAAATGTAGATAATGCAGGTCGTAAATCTCGAGTAAAATACTCTTCATTTGGAATTATAGCAGCTTCGTCTACTATTAATAAATTTGCAGCTCTACCCACTAAGGAGTCTCGGTTATTAGCGGATAAAAGTCTGAACACTGATCCGTTTATTAATCTAACAACTTTGTCTTTTTGGTTAAAACGATCTACTTCAATTTCCAATTGTTTGATTAAGTCTGTTACATAATCCCATATGATAGATGAAAGAGAAAAGTTAGGAGCAACAACCATTACTTGTTGACCTGGTTCTAACAATTTACCAAAAGCTAATATGGCAGCTGCATAAGACTTACCTGTTCGTCTAGCTGCTATGTGAACAAAAAATCTATTTTCATTCAGACCATCGATCATAGCTTTTTGAGATTCATTAAATTGTACGGGGGTAGGTAACTTGGTGAGGAGTTTATCTATACTTAATCTGAAAAAACTCATTTAGGAAACATATTAATTATCATAACTATAAAGGCGGTTACGCTTGCTATTGCACCGCCAACCCAGAGAAGAGTTTTTAATGAGGTTCTACCTTTAGTTGCCAACTCACTGACCCCATTAACCTTATAATGCATAGCTTTTAACTCGCCTCTGATTTCATTCATTGTTTGCATAATATTATTATAACGCTCTTCGCATACGGCTTCATGAGCCGTCATGTTAGCTTTATTAGATTGTGAACGTTCATGCAATCTATCTAGCTCACCTTGTATTTGATCTAGTTCCCTAACATTATCCGCCATTGTGTACTCTATGTTTTGATAATATACTGAACAACTTGAGAGGGTAATGTTGTATTTACAGTAAATGCATCAATAGTTAATGCAGGAATAGAGTGTGTATGCGCTGACGTATTGACTGCAGTAACAGCAGCAGCTGTCGAGGAGTCTTTAGCTGAAGATGCAAAGTTTGAAGTTGAAGTAGATATCGACTGTGTAGTAGAACCTGTAGTTCCGGTCGGTGTCGTAGCATTGTCTTTTGAAGCTGAAGCCATAACAGCTGAAGCAGCTATACCTGTAGTAGCGGCACCCATAGTGTCCATATTTGTACCCTTTCCTAGTGGAACACGATCTCTTAAATCTGGTACATTAAAGTTACCTGAACCGTCTCCTGTTCCAAAAGAAGTTCCAATGGCAGCAAACAGTCTTGCATACGTTGTTCTGCTTACCGCAGCATCGTTACATGCTAAAAACCCTGTTGGGGCACTTGCAGCTCCAAAAGCTACAATAGTCCCTGATGGAAGTAGTTCTATACCACCTGCAGCTGAACCGTCATGTAGTATAAGAGCATCGGTATCAGTATCAACTGTAATCTCTCCGACTGCTCCTGTAAATGAATTATTTTGAGACGTTGTACCACGTCTAAATTGTAATTGAGTTGGCATTTCTCATTCTCCTTAAATTAAGATAAAGCACCTAAATCTTCTGTATCCACTGAACCTGTAGGTTGGGATAACATATCAAAAGTTGTCAAACCTGCTGTAACTTGTCCAAACGCATCAGTTGATGAATTAGCAGAGTCTAACAGTCCATAATCACCTGTAGGAAAAGCTGTAACTGATGAACCGACTGATTGTCCTGATCCATCAGCAAAAATTATTTGTCCTGCAGTTAGTCTTAAATTACCGTTAACAACTAACGCGTCGGTAGCAGCAGGATTAGTATTTGCAATCGCTAGGTATGTGCCGACAAAAGCGTTACCTGATATTCCTACATTAGCAGTGATGTCAGCATTACCTGTAACTTTGGCTCCGACAGCAGATGTTTCGAACTTCTTAATGTTGTTATGATAAAGTTCTGCTGAACCACCATCAGTAAACACAGCAAGAGTTTCGCTACCTGAACCATTTCTCAAGTTTAAGTTAGTAGAATCGATAAATAAATTTCCACTACCTTGTTCTTGTATAACACTATGGTTTGGGTTGTGAAAAATTCTTAAATCACCACCAGCACCTGCAATAAACTGACCGTTGTCACCTACATGAACATTACCAAAATTAGTGCCATCACCAACCGTTACAGTGGCGTTAGCGGCTACTTCTAGCTTGTTTCTAGCGTCTATTCCTAAACCGCCCATAAAGGCTGACAGTTTTGTGCTCATTGCGTTCCTTTCATACTCGTATAACTGAGTATATCAAAATTTTTTCAGTAGACCAAACTTTTATGATAAAGCACCTAAATCTTCAGTAGCAACAGATCCAGAGGGAGTAGTTTTCATATCAAAGGTGGTTAAAGCACCTGTTGCTTCTCCAAAAGCGTCTGTCGCTAGATTGGCTGAATCTAATAAACCATAATCTCCAGTAGGAAAATCAACACCACCTGTACCCGCGATACCAGCTGCTAAAGCCGCTAAGTTAGTGTTGATATTCTGATCTATACCATCTAAATGACCGATCTCTGTTGCAGTAATGGCACTAACTTCTATTTTACCTCCACTACCAGATACAAGAGCCCTTGAGGCTGTTAAATCACTGGTGGTAACTGTTGAAATAGCTCCTGCTATATTATTTGTTCTTCTTGTTTCTGCACCAGTAAACTGTGTTTGTATAGCACTAGTAACGCCATCTAAGTATCCTAACTCTGTAGAGGTCACATCTGATACAGCTACTTTACCTGATCCGCTAGAAACCAAGGCACGTGAAGCGGTTAAGTCAGCGTCATCGATGGTAGTTGCTGCACCTGTTATAGTAGCTTGTTTTGCGTTCAGTTGCGTTTGGATAGCTGAGGTAACTCCATCTAAATATCCTAATTCTGTAGAGGTAACTGCAGACACCGCAACCTTACCTGAGCCGTTGGTCACCATAGCTCTTGAAGCTGTTAAATCTGAGGTAGTAATTGTTGAGACCGCTCCTGCTATATTGTTAGTACGTCTTGTTTCTGCTCCAGTAAATTGTGTTTGTATGGCACTAGTGACACCGTCTAAGTATCCTATCTCAGTTGAGGTAACTGCTGATACAGCTACTTTACCTGAGCTATCCGATACAACGGCTCTTGATGCAGTTAAATTAGTATCGTCTATGCTTGTAGCAGCTCCAGTAATGGTTGCTTGTTTTGCGTTTAATTGTGTTTGGATAGCGCTTGTAACACCATCAAGATAGCCTAACTCTGTAGCAGTAACTGCAGATACGGCAACTTTACCAGAACTATTTGTTACCATGGCTCTTGACGCAGTTAAATCTGAAGTTGTAATTGTACTTACGGCTCCTGCAATATTTGATGTGCGTCTTGATTCTAAAGCTGCATTGTTTGATGCAGCAACAGTAACATTAGCATCTCTTCTAGTTTCTAAGGCATTGATCTGTGTTTGTATAGCACTGGTAACTCCATCTAAATGTCCTAACTCTGTAGAAGTTACATCTGATACTGCCACCTTACCTGAACCACTTGAGACCAATGCTCTTGAAGCAGTTAAATCTGCATCATCAATTGTAGTAGCAGCTCCAGTTATGGTAGCCTGTTTTGCGTTTAACTGGGTTTGTATAGCACTGCTAACACCATCTAGATGTCCTAGTTCTGTGGCAGTAACGGCTGAAACAGCGACTTTACCTGATCCACTCGAAACTAAGGCTCTTGATGCGGTTAAATCACTTGTGGTTATTGTACTTACGGCACCTGCGATGTTCGATGTACGTCGTGACTCTAAAGCAGCATTATTAGAAGCTGCTACAGTAACATTAGCATCTCTTCTAGTTTCTAATCCATTAATCTGTGTTTGAATTGCAGAAGTGACTCCATCTAAATGTCCTAACTCCGTTGAAGTAACGTCTGATACAGCTACCTTACCTGATCCACTTGAAACTAAAGCTCGAGATGCAGTTAAGTCAGCATCGTCAATTGTAGTAGCAGCACCAGTGATGGTTGCTTGTTTTGCATTTAGTTGTGTTTGTATTGCGGAAGAGACTCCATCTAAATGACCTATTTCAGTTGCTGTAACTGCTGATACTTCAATCTTACCTCCGCTACTAGATACTAAAGCTCGAGAAGCGGTTAAGTTGGTATCATTAACCGTGGAAATAGCACCATCCACGTTAGAGCTTATCAAATTGTCTAATGTAGCACCATCTTGTTTAACTGTAGCAGCAGTAAGTATACCTAAATCTAAATTAGCAGCGCTTACAGGTGATAGCGCAGTATTTGATTTCGGATCTTTTGTGTCGGATAATTTAAAAGTTGTAGCAGACTCATCGTAAAAGATAGCAGCATTACCTTGATTACCACGATTGAATAATAAACCAACGTCAGCACTTGGTGAGCCGGTAACTCCGTCAGCTAGCATAATCATACGATCTTCAACATCAAGGTTCACTGTAGAAACTGTTGTTGTGTCACCGTTAACTGTTAAATTACCTGTGACTACTAAGTCATCACTCATGTTAACTTGCCCAGTGAAGGTTGCACCTGCTAAAGCTGCTTTAGCGTCCAACTGAGTTTGAAGTGCGGATGTGACTCC